ATTGACCTATCTCCTTTTTTTTCCATGACGATTTTTAGTTTTACGATTGCCTTTGGTAGTGTGCCGCTTGGTGTGCCGCTTGGTGTGCCGCTTGGTAGTGTAAGTGTGCCGCTTGGTAGTGTGCCGCATGCCTTTTCGTCTGCCTCCAACGCCATATGCCTCATTCATATTGCGCGCTGCTTCTGCGGGATCTAATTGATCTGCTGCGGTAGAAGCCTTAATTAATTTTATCATAATTAAGTACCCTAATGAATCTCGTAACCACCCAAAATCTTCAAATTTTTTAGTGAACAAAATTAGCGGATCGTATTTTTTACAGTTCACAATGAGACTATTTAATGTAGCTAATAATTTGGTTTTATTGACGACACCCTTTATCTGTACTTTTTTGTTAAGATTACCGATTATTGTATTTATATCCTCCTCATCAATCCAATCCTTAAATATGGAATCAGTTGCTTTTATTAACTCATCACGTTTTTTATCGTGAATTAGTTTTTTATAATATTTCTCAAAATCAACTAATAATTCTTTTTGTTCGGCCGGTTTAATAAAATCTGTAAAAACAATTTCAGGATGTTTAATAGAATATATGGTTTCAATGTATGTCTCAATATCTTTATTTAGATTAACCATTTCATCCGCATCATATTTTTCACTAAGATACTTTTCTTGATCAAACTCAATTGGATTATATAAAAACCCTGTATTTTCTGATTCGTTTTCAGTTTGATAAAGCATTTTTAAATTTCTACAAATATCAGATGATGTTAAATAACTCGAACAATTCGGCAATAGTTTATACATAAAAAACTCACCCACCACCTTATCGGACAAATTTGCTGTTGTTGTATATGCATTTATTAATTTGCCTAATTCTGCTGATATATGTACCATTATATATTATACATATATAATTTTATCCTTCAATGCCCCTAGGCCCAGCTCGTCAAGCTCTGCGTGTAAGGATTATTCTTAAACGCATTCAAGATTTCCGGCGCGATGCGTTCGTTATTTATCGACTGATCATAGGTCTGCGAGACTTTGACACGACTAAAATTCGGTGTCGAGCCGCCGGCCGTATAGCCTGCGGTGCCGCCTGCGCTCGGCACCCACCACCGATTATTATCGCGGTCCGCATCACGTTTGCTAATACTGATATTGTCGACTTGGTTAAACATCTGCGTTCCGCCTTGGTTCGGACGATTCGGGCTCGTCTTGTTCACATTATTGTGCTGATTATATTCGGCCTCGTACGATTTCGCGGACGTAAAGCCATTCGGGCCCGCCACACCCGTATGCGACATATTTGTCGTATCGCGTTGAACATTCACGGGCTGTTGGCGGCTCACTAAATACGCATTGCCGGCTTGTTTTTCAATATTCAAATGGTTACAATCCAGATCGGCTTCGGTCATTTCGCGAATCGTCGTGCGGGTGCGATCAGCTGGATTGTAGATACCACCCGTCGGCACAGGCGCCGTAGGATTGCCGCTCGTGCGTAAACTATTCACAACGTCTTCTTTGCGGGTAGGCCGCAGAAAGTCCATCAAAGGCGACATCATCGATTTGACGAGACCGCTGACTTGGCCCATATTCGTATCGGCGCGTGTAGTCGAGCGATTATTCGGGAGATTATTATAACTCTGCATTCCGTAATCGCCTGTCGTGGGCGCGCCGAGACCTGTCGCCGAAGGCGGCGCATAATCTTTCGTCGGCAAGATCTGGCGTTTAATCGGTTCTGCTTCTTGTTCCACGTACGTCCCGAGACTGCCATTCGCGCGCGACCCGTAATATTCCGCGGTCGTCGACGTCCGATTGACATCATGTAAGAGTTCAATCCCGCGCGCCGTCTGCGCTTTTTCGAGCCCGGTCGTGGTGAGCCAGCGTTCTGGTCCCGACGCATAATATTTCTCGGGTAAATGTTTCTCCACCTTCCCTTGGGTGAGTTGCGTCGGGGCCGTTTTAATGCTTGAATTACCGGGACCTTCATGCCCGCGCAGCTCGAAGGTGGTTTTCGGATTCGTCGCCACCCTTAATTCGTCGACCCCGCGATCTAGCCAGGCTTCGCGGGCTTCCATCCCTGAATTAAATCCGGCGCCGCCGCCATTGGAAAACCCTTTGTTCAAGCCAGGCGCAACCCGCTGCTCTTCCCACGGCTTGACATTGGCCATACGTAGGCTCGGGTTGACCCGCGACTGCATAAAATCGCTCATATTCGGCGCACCATTGGCGTACTGAAACCCTTCTTGCGGTTTAAAGAGCGGCGCCTGCTCGGTTTTACTGAAAAACTGCGAGCCGCTGCCTTGCATATTGTCTAAAACACTCTCGCTGATGGCTCGGTCTGTCGATGCGCCCCGCACTTTGCCGCCAAAAAAAGGCGTCATATTTCCATGCGTAAACTGCTGTTTGTCAATGGGCGCGCCCGTCAAAGAATACACTTGCTGTGTGCCGCCGCCGACGCCATACTTGGGCGCATTACCCTCGTCGACCTTGTAATAATTTGCTGGATCATAATACTTGTCGGTTGTTTGATTCGGGTTTAAATAGGCGTTGGTATTTGTGTCGCGCGTCACAGGGGCCGTGGTTGGAAAATTGCTGGGCGGAATTGGCGGATTGACACCGGGCAAGGCGTTGCGTGTCGCGGTCATGTTCGTAAAACCTTCGACATTCAGCGGTTTGGGTGGTTCATTTTTCTTTTGATTTGAAATCACATACATACTGCCTATCGCTAATAAAGGTATCGCAATAGCCGCCATCTATATTATATATTATATATTAATATACGGCGCTTTGGCAACGTAAATATCCTTTTCAATCAAGCGCGTATTGAGATTATTTTGAAACCGATAGCAGACATTGGCTTGCGGGTCTAAGGGCAAAATGCTAAACTTGGTTTGTTCTAAATCGCGGAAAGTCCACGCAGGGTGAGTGGCGCGCGATTGATCGGTGAACGGCTGGGCGGAGGCGTATTGTGACTGCACGGCCTGTGCCTGTGCCTGTGCCTGTGAGTGCGACCGCACGGCATGTGTTTGATAATCATTCTCTCGCTCATCGCGGTTTAAATTGCGCGATAAACCAAAGAGATCGCTCTCTAAATTCACGGTATTTTTCATTAAATTCCCGCCCCACTTTTGGAGGCGAATAAACGGGTCCTCCATATAAAGCGGTTTGTCGCCGTTGCCGGGCACATTCAACATGTAGCGTCCTAAACCAGTCGATTCTTGCAGTTGTTTATTAATGCGGCACGGGTCGTCGTGAAAACGGGTAAAGGCCATTTTATATATATAAATATATTTATTTCATATATATTTCAAACTGGGTAAGGGCGTTGATTATTTTCCACGACCAAAGGTTTCGGCATATGAACAGGCAAACGGTCAAAAAACGCCATGGTCGGCAACGTCTTTAATTCGGGCTTGATGGGCTTTTGCGGCGTCACCAGATTGGTCGAATTGATACCGTAAAGCATCGATTCAATATCGACCGAATTGTGCGCAAAATTACTGCGGGGCATATGACTGGGCATATATCCGATATCTGGTAAGGCCGGCCGAAACGCTTGGCCGACTTGCGAATATTGATAATTTTGATAATTTCGGCCTAAAGCGTAATACTTTTGCTCTAAACCATAATCACCTTTCGAATTAAGATTGCGCGTCGAAGCCATTTTATATATATGTTATATAAAATTAAAGCAACATAAAATTAAAGCAACACTTTCATTATTTCAGTTAAATTCATCGTTTGGCAATTTAAATAATCGGAAATACAGCGGTGAATCAAGTCGAAATATTCATATTTGAAAAGTAGTTTAAATGTGAGCAAGGCGTCGCTTGCCGCCATGTCTTCTGCTGTTTCGACTGCTGCCTCGCTTGCTGCCGCTTCGCCTGCCGAAAAATATACCAGCAAATCTCTAATCGCAGGCTTATTCTGTGCTTTAGAGAGAATCTTTTGAAAATCGGGCGAAGGAGTAAGCCGCGCAAATATATTCAAGAGCGTCGTATTTACGACTCGATCATCCCACTGCTCTAAATCGAATGCTTGTAAGAGCTGGAGCTGATACAAATACTCTTGCTCGTCTTCTTCGTCCATTTGTTTATACGTACACAGGAAATCGGTTTGGTACATTATTTTAATATTATATATATCTGTTTATATATGTATAATAAAAACATCTGGGCACATTACGGCGACTTGTTGGCGATTCCGTTTTTCGCACTGACCGTCTATTATTTTGCGCAAATTGAAGAAAAAACGTCACTTGAATCGCTCCTGCTATTTTTTGCGATTAGCGGGCTGCTAGCCGACTTTGGGTTTTCCTTCATTTTCTTTTTTACAAGGCACTGATTGTATACTACAAACCATAAAAGTTATAAAAGAACTTTAATTCAGAGGTATTATATTCATCTGGTTTTTCATTCGGCTCAACAAAAATCTCATCTAAACCATGTTCATCCACCAATTTAAGATTATGTCCGCCAAATACTGGAAAATATCCGTTTTCAATATTTTTTTTCGTGTCAAGTTCAATATCTATTCTACGACTTACTTTATTTATGTTTGGATTCTCTACTATTTTTAATAAAGGTAAAAAGTTTTTATTCGTCATATTACTTGGAAATAAATTAAGGCTGGCGTCAAAGATGATTGAATCCTCAGGTGAACCCTGCTCAATCCATTTGAGATCTGCCTTATTTGGCCGATCAATCTGGTTGACAACCTGAACTATAAATACGTCTTTGCCAGTATCATTCATGACATCTATACCGTCCCCACCAACTTTATATGGTTCACCATTTTTAATTATATTATAGAATTTTACGAAATATTTTTCGAATGATGGTTTTTTAGTAAAAAAACCTTGGTTGGCTTTTGGCACATATGCGTATAAATATAATTGTTTGTTTTTTGTCAGGCCAAGCACACGTTCCCTCGGCGTAAAATTATAAAAAGCATTCAAAAAATTATTCACCTCAAAATCGTCATATGTTGAGTTGTCAGTTTCTGATTCGTCGCACCGTTGAATTTTATTAAGATTTGGAAAATAAGGAAAAGTATATTTGTATTCAGTTGTCTGTTTTTTTTCCAAATCCAACATAAAATTCCACAATATATCTTTTGAAAATGAAACATCCTTCTCCCAGTCGGACGCATGACTGATTTCTGGGTAATTTCTAAAAACCGATTCTACCCATGATGATGGGAAAATATTTTTATAAAGTTGAATACCTTGGTTTTTTTTTAATGACATCAAATACTGGGTAGATTGGTATGTTTTACTATTTTTTATGTGGTTGATAAGAGCACCAAGACGCATTACATTTTGCCATTCTTCCTCATTCTCTATCTTAATTATATATACTGTCCCACCCGTATTATTTACAACCGATGGAATGCCAATAAGCCCTTGACGATTTGGTACTACCTCCAGCACCTTTCCTGTAATAGAAGGCTTACAAAAAGCTACGGGTTGATCTTGAGTTAATTCTGTGCCACCTCTCTGCTTTTGGCCACCTTGTGATGATGCCAAATCAAACACTTCAACCCCATCAGATATAAACCCAGCATCAGATACAAAATTTCCTTTATTTGTAACGTCCTCCAGGAGGTAAAACGTATTAAAAAACCTTTTTTCTAAGTCACTATAATCAGAGGGTGTTGGACTTGGAATGACAATTTTTTCATCAAGCAACATTCCTGGTTTAGTCAACTTAATATTACGATTTTTAAACACTGGAAAATATTTATATATTGAGTTTACTGACTTATTTAAATCTATATTTGAATCTAATAAAGGAAATAGGGTTGATGTTTTAATATTTTGTAATAAAGTTGGCCAGTCATTCATGCTGAATTGAACTATATATACAATGTCTCCTGTATCATTTATGATGGATTGTTCTATATCCCATTTGTCACCATTTTTCAGCTCCTGAATGAACCGTACAATATATGTTTTTTCGTTAAATATAAAGTTTAACAACGTTTTAGATTCATCGGTGGCAGGGTTTAAACCGCCACCGCGCTTATTGCGCTTTGTGTGCTCCTGCTTACGGCGCTTTGTGCCTTGCTCCTGCTTACGGCGCTTTGTGCCCTGCTTACGCTTATGGCGCTTTGTGTGCTTACGCTTATGGCGCTTTGTGCCTTGCTCCTGCTTACGCTTATGGCGCCTAAAAGATCTACGTTTAGGCGGCATGCTATATATATATATTACAAATAATTAAATATTGTGCGGTTTGAGCCACCTTATGGGTTTACGTCGTCTTCCGGGTTTAAAAAACCCGCTGGCTCCTCCTGACTGGATGCTAAGCCATAAAAATCTGTAAAAAATTGTATTTCCGCAGGTGTATAAATACTTTTCTCATCATGTAATGGTGAAACTATTGTCTCATCCTTAGAAAGAAAATTTGTTTTTCTAAACAACTTCAAATTATGCCCTGGAAATACAGGGAAATAATCGTTGGCACTTATTTTAGCTTGTAATATCGCTAGTTCACTAGCGCTTTGTTCTATCTCGCTTTTGCTAGGGTATGGTTTACCTGGAGCGTATAGTTCATATGGATTAACTAGTTTATTTGGAAATAATTCAGAGAATTGGGAGTAGATATTAACAATATCCCTCCAATTAAAATTATCGACCTCAGTCGACAATACCTGAACGATATATACAGCATTATCCGTATTGTTTGCGACTTCTTTACTTTTAATTGTCGCTGTAGCCTTTGGTTCGATCTTTTGAATAAATTTTACTTTGTATTTCATTAGTTCCTTATATGATAAAGAAGGGTTGATTTTGATGTATGGCTTATACAACTTTAATTTCAATTCTTCATTTGGTGTTGGCTCCCCCCCCCCCCCTCCCCTTGTTCTGCGCTTGGTACTGCTTCGCCTGGTACGGCGATGCTTGCTAATGCGTTTGCGTTTTGAACCACCTTCTTCACCTGCAAATGGATAATTAGTTCTTTCAGGTCCTGAACGTGCTAACACATATTCAGGTGTTTGACGCGTTGGTTCTGCCATTTTTTTAAATTCTACGGTGTTAATTAATTCGGTTAATTCAGAATCTGGATATTTCTCGTTAATCATAGAATTGTTAGTATCAATAACGATCCATTCGACATCGTAATCAGTATTTTTAAATACATATGTTTCATATGTATGCCATGTATCCCCATATTTATTCGGTTTAATTATCAGCATATTATCAACTATGTTTTCATCCAAATACATATATCCACTAGGAGATAATCTGTATAATTTTGCGATATTTCGTTCACTCTCAGCCAACTTTAAAAAATCATCGTAACTAATATGTGATTTCAAAGCTTTTAAACCTGTAATCCCTTCAGTTTTTTCTTTGCTAAAAACAAAATACTCATTTGGATTCGACTCATTCTTTATAAAAAAACGCGCAACGTCATTGTCCAATTTTTCGCTTTCAGGATATTTCGTTAAATAATTGATTATTCTTCCTCCCCGCATTTTGCGCCTGGTACGGCGGCTACGCTTTGTACGCATGGTTCGGCTACGCTTGCTTCCGCTACGCATGCGTCTAAACGTTTTGGCTTTCATTATATATATTAGGAGGAATATTCTTTATCGCGGGCCAGTTCACGCGAAGGCAGCCCGCCGCGAATCCAGCCATCGGCGGCCATGCTTTCAATATAATTCGCGGGATTATTAATAGATTCATGAAGCGACGGGATCATCGGCGTATGGCGGTACTGATCATAACTCACTTCGCTGCTTGGGTTGATACTTTTCTTGTTATTCGCGAAATCGCCTTGCTGGATTTGCGCTTCTAAAACTGGGTCGCATTTACCGCGGCCTAAATACGGCACGGTACAGTACGGCCTTTGAAGCAGACTGATGCGGCATTTCGGTTTGGAAATATTATTAAGCAAGAGCTTAGAGCTCTCATTAATATTCGAGCCGCCAATGCTGACTTGCTTGCTGCCTTGAAAATTAATATTGGGCTGGCTGGTTGCGAAATCGAGTGGGCAGCTCATGGGACACGACGGCCGAAAAGTATCCAACATGTACGTGGCGAATTCCGTGTTTTGTAAAGTCCTTTGACTAAAGTCGGTGCGATCCGATCCTAAACGTGTCGTTTGGTAAAAATTATAGTTGTGTACGGAAGCCATTATATTATATAATATTATATTAATAATTTGTCCAGCGCGGCGGCATACTGCGCGTACAAGCCACCTCGTTGTTGTTCGTGTCGCGGCATGAAATCATGTCGCCGTAACAATAATCCGCAAACGATTGCTGGTCATTCGGCACGGTCGTACTCGGCATCGGATGCCAAGCACGCATTGATTGATCGAAATTAAAATTATCGCCTAAATCTTTGAATAGCCGTTCGTCGATATTGGGATCATTGAAATTCTGCGCCACCATTAATTTCGTTTGTTCATTTATAGTGCTCTCGATCACAGGGAGGTAAGCCGGCGCGGCAGGTTTGCGTAACGGATTATCGCTAATCTCGGGCAATAATACATTCATCACGGGGTTAGTGACGCTGGGTTCCGTATAATTCGGCCGCAGCATTTTGTAGAGGTCCGTGTCCGTAAAGCCTTCGACCGCCGTCGTCGTCGTCTGCCGCTGATGGGCAAAATATAATAGGACAATTGCCCCTAAAGTCGCTAGCCCCGTTAAGGGGATTTTTATCGTGCGTGTCGCGAAATACCCGAGGAGAGTTAGACCGAGAATCAAGCGAGTAATGGCGTTTAATTTTTCTTCAAAGGTCATTCCATGGACGGGCCAGATTTGCTGAGAATTAAACAAAACATTTGGATTTTGTAACCAAAATGGCGTCGGCATTTATATATATATTACTTTTTCTTTTTATTCTTCTTCGGCGTACTGCGTTCGACTTTCTCTCCTGTTGAAAATACTAAATGTTCGAATGCGGGGGCTTGCTGGGCTGCTTGCGCTTGCTGTGCTGCTTGGGCTTGCTGTGCTGCTTGCGCTTGCTGGGCTGCTTGCGCTTGCTGGGCTGCTGATGCTGCTTGTGCTTGTTGGGCTTTCTGTGTCATTTTCTTCAATAGCCGTTCGCGATTTTTGGCTTCTTTCAGTTTACGATCGAGATTGGCTTGTGTCGCGCCCATATTCATCTTGCCGCCGCCGCCGCCGCCCATCGCCGCAGCCATGTCGCCCATACCCATTTTACTCAACATACTTTGAATATTATCCATTCCAGGCATATTCTTCATCTTCTTCATCATTTCGCTCGCCTCTTGAAGCAACTCGCTTTCTTTCACATCTCCTGATTTTAATTTATCGTCTAATTTTGTCCCGACATTTTTCACTAACCCCATGAGTTTTGTCGGATTTTGAATTAAATTCTTAAATACATCGCTGACCGAACCCACATCGCTGATATTCATATCCGCGGCCGTTTCTTCCGCAATCTCTCGCGCCAATTTACCTAATTTGCCATTCATCATCCCCGAAATGTGTTCATGGATGTCGGCGGGATTGGGCAGATCGTCTGGATTGATGCCTGTACCTGTACTGTCGGAACCGGCCTTGTCTGTATCGGCTGCGCTTGCCTTGTCTGCGCTTGCGCTTGCGCTTGCTCCCGCTGCGCTTGTCTTGTCGGCGCTTGTCTTGTCTGTGTCTGTGTCGGACGCAAAGACCGCCTGCATCTGCGCAATCGTTTCCTCCAGCTTGGTTTTGAAGGCATCCTCATTAATCGTCTCAAACATTTTCGCCGTATCGCCAAATGTATTTCCATCAGTGATACCGGTGACGACCGTAAAGAGCACCAGTTGTAAATATTTCCAAAGGGTTTCACGCGTCGAATCGGTAATATTTTCCTGCCAAAGTGTCTTAAAATTTACATGAGGCAGCAGCTCAATATCCTCATCAAATAGCGTAGTATTTTGATACAGAATATCAAAGAATTTCAACGGGTAGATGGCTTTACAAAAGACAAATACGTTTTCCAAAGCCGCAGCCGCATCCTCATCAGGCCCATGTGCCAACAATACTTGTTTCAAATCCGCACTTAAATTTGCCTCTTGTTCAGGAAAAGAGATCAATAAATCTCTCGTCATATCTATAAGAACTTTTTTAAACTCGGTCGGAACGCTAGTCATTATTATATATGATTAAAATGTATTATATTTAAATCATATATTTATTTATTCTTTTTCATATCGAGATATAAATCCGAAAGTTTTTTCAAATTTTGTAAATATTTAATTACTTTGGCTTTGTTTTCTTCGCTCATTTCTCTAACCGGTTGCCGTAAACCATCGATTTTATCTAATAAATTATTCGTTTCTTTCACGCTACTGGCTATATTTGTTTTAGTTGCGTCTTGGCGATAATTATTATCAATGAAAAAATTCAAATTGCCTGCGTCGATCTCGGCGCTATACAAATCGACGAAATACTCGCGAAACATTTTAAGCGGTGTCTTGGGCACAAATGTCACCGCTTGGCTCAGCGTCTTCTTGGTCGCCATAATATCCGGATTCTTGGGAAACACTCGTTCAATATCACCGACAAATTCGAGAAAATGTTCATTAAATGCTGTCAATAGCTGATTTTTATCCATAATATTATTATCAATATATTATTTAAATATTTTTAAATGTATTATATATATATATGGCTGATCTCAAAACATATGCGGATGTGGATCTCAAAACATATGTTCACACTGATATTAATTATATTTCGTCGTTCCCGCGGGAATTTATCACGCTTCATGCGCGCTATAAGAAAGGACCCGAGTACTGCGACAAATGTCACATCGACGGCTGTATTAATGGCGTATTTGTAACGTATTGTCTGGAGCATATCCAGCAAGGCCTTGGCCAGCAGACGCAAGGCCAGATACAAGGCCAGCAGATACAAGCACAAGGCCAGCAGACACAAGCACAAGGCCAGCAGACACAAGCACAAGGCCTTGGCAGGCAAATTTACGATATTGTGATGGATTTCAAGGAGAAGAAGAAAGAGTTATGCGAAGGATTCGAAATTTATACTTGCCATGATTTACAAAATTATGTCCAACGCTATTATGCTTCAATTGTTGCTAAACCGCTCGTTCTGTTTTGTGAAGATTGCGATGTCGAAATTCATGTCGAAAACAGTTCGGTTTATTTATCGCCTCTAGAAAATGTGCGGTGCGATAAGTGTGCTGCTCAGCGCTTGGTGTGATGTTTTTTGCCTAGCTTACGCTTTGTGCCTAGCTTACGCTTTGTGCCTAGCTTACGCTTTATGCGCTTTGTGCCTAGCTTACGCTTTGTGCCTAGCTTATGCTTTGTGCGCTTTTTTCCACCAACATTTGTCTCATATTTCTCTTTTAATTTTGAGGGTATTTTATCATAAAATGTTGTCAAGGCTTGTGTTTGTTGTTCTATAGATATTTCTTTTTTATTAGTTCCATCTGTCAAATTGACAATTATATAATCAGTATCATTTTTTTTATATTTTTCTAATAAAAAACGTATAAAATTTTCACAATAAACAGCCATAAAATAGGTAAGCATTTCACGTTTGTTTGTTAATGATGTTATTTTTTCATAAAACTCAAATACTTCACGCATGACAGCCTGTTTAAAAGGGGTTATTGCTAATTTTTCTAATAAAATTTCATTACTTGTTCTTTTTACATCTTGTTGATAATGTATATTAAATTCTTTACTAATATAATCATCTTCGGTTATATTAAATAATATAAATCCGATATAATGTTTAAACGGTCCCGCTTTATCTATATTAAATGATGGGTCGGTATAAATATCGAAATTTTTTTCCATAAAATTATTTAATACCGACATAAAAGGTGGATCAGCAATAGATAAATACGCTTCACTCATAGTAAAAAAAGACGAAAATATTTCAGAGATTTTATTAGGGAATTCACATACATATTGTTTTTTGGATTTGTTTAAAAAGTTTGTTTCATCACACTTTCCTAATTTTATGCGTAATTCAGCCACGATTGGCAAATATTTCTCTAATTCCATATATATATTCACCTTATTATTTTCGCTGGATTTCATTTTTCATTTTCGCTGGATATCGCTCGTTCTTTTTTGCTGGAGTTGTTCCATTGACACTTGTCCAATCTTATCGGGCGCATATGTATCCGGTGGCGTTTCAATCAGGCCGGTGTAATCGATACTCGCATAATGATGCTGCTGGCGCATCCCGCCGTCGCCTTTGGCGGAGAGCGCTTGATGGTCTTGATCTAAAAAACTAAAATTGTCAGAAGCCACCCCGAATCCACAATTATTCAAAGAAAACGCTAAAGGTTCGCCATTGTTTTTTACGACGGGGTTGGTTTGGCCGACATGACTGACTTCTAAATGGTTGTAAATATCATTGCCAAACAATACTTGATGGTTTTTATTTAAGAGCAATAAAGCAGGGACTTTAGTTATAGTCGGCGGCAAAAGAATTTCCTGATTATTTTCTAAAACAATATAAGTCGCGCCGTTTTTTTTAACTCGGTTGTCGATATTGATAAAGTGCATTTCGTTCTTGGAATTGGATTTGGCGATAATTTGAAGAAGTTTTTTACAGTTTTCGCAATAGTTACTATAATAAAAAATGCTGCTCATTATATAAATTTTATTATAATAAACTCGAAAAATCAAACTTATTACATATAAACTTATTACATATAAAATTGATTTATAAATATCTATTTGTACTATAATATATACAATATACAATGGAGCCTATCGTAAATAAAATCGCTGAAGACAACAACATTTTAAACTTTTCGCTGAGTGGTATAAACGTCAGCATCATAAATGGCCTGCGGCGGATTGTATACGAAATACCCGTCGTCGTCTTTCGCACGAGCCCGCATGAAGCGGACCAATCGTCGTTTACCGTCAATACTACCCGCATGAATAATGAGCTGTTGAAGCATCGGCTCAGCTGTATACCCATTTATGCGGATGTAGATTTTCCCAAAGACGAATACATTTTGCGGCTAGATAAACAAAACAATTCGTCGTCGATTGAATATGTGACGACGGCCGACTTTGAAGTCATTAAAGTGGCGACGAAAGAGAAAGATGCGCAAATGACGGCTAAATTGTTTCCGGCGAATCCGGTGACAGGCGATTATCCTGAATTGGCTCGTTTATTGCCGCGCGTCTCGGACAATATCGAAGGCGAGCGTTTAGCCTTTACCTGTAAATTTGATTATGGCACGGCCAAAGAAAACAGCGCCTTTAATATTTCCTCGACCTGTGCGTATACCAATACATTAGACCCGGTTAAAATCAAAAGCGCGTGGGCCGAAAAGAAAGCGGAATTGAGCAAAACTCATAGCAAAGAAGAGTTGATATTTGCCGAAAAAGACTGGCAGTTGTTGGAGAGCAAACGCAATTTCTTGCCCGATTCATTTGAATTCATCGTGGAAACGGTCGGGCCTATTCCGAATATGGCAATCATGGCGAAAGCCTCCACCCTTATGCTCGAAAAATTGCGCAAGCTGATTGAAACGATTCAAAGCGAGCCGAATGTCATTTTAGTGTCGGAGACGACTATTCCCAATAGTTTTGACATTATTTTGAAAAACGAAGACTATACCTTGGGCAAGGTCATTGAATTTGTCCTCTATACGACGCATTATGATAATACCCTCCACTATTGCGGCTTTAAAAAACCGCATCCGCATATCGACGAGTCGTTAATACGGATCGGGTTTAAGAATCCAGCAGACAAAGTGACGGTTGTCACGTATATTGTCAACGCCGCGAATGAGGCGATCCGCATTTACGAGAAAATCTTGAAAGTATTTGAAGTAAACTGAAATAATTATTTATATATATATAAGGTAGTATGGCTGAACTACAACTAGGAGATGTTATAAAAATTATTGCGCCGACTGATCCCGAGATTAACGACCATGTTTTTTTCATTGATTATATTGATACGGATAAAATACGTTTAGAAGAAGCGAATAGACCGACGCGAGTATTGACTCTGACTGATGGCAAATTCGATAATGAATCGATTACCGGCATCGTGATAAAAAGTCACGCGGAAGAAGAAGGTTATGCTCGCCAAAACAATTTATTGGTGGGTGTGTGGGTGGATATTCATTTTAGCGGAGATTTGCCTTTGATAATTACGGGCAAAATTACAAATTTAGAAAAGGATAAGATTGAACTCACGACCTTTCCTGAATCCGAGGTGATTTTTATTGATTTTGAATATAAAGGGCTGCCTGAAAATTTGTCGATTGCCTCGATTCAAATCCGGCGGGCGCCAGATGTGGATCTGAAAGGCCAAACGCCTGCTGCTGCCGATGCCGCTTATGCTGCTAACGCTTATGCTGCTGAGTCTGCTTATGCTGCTGAGTCTGCCGCTGCCGACGCCGCCGAAAAAATGGTGATGTCCTTGCCCGAGATTCCCGAAGATGAACAGTCGCCTGCGGACGTAGTCGATGTTAAAACGCGCCGTGAGAAAACTCAAACCCTCTTTTTTCAAGCAGATCAAATCCATTTCGGCGAAGAATTAGAAGAGTTGGCGCAATTTATCGATGTGCCAGAAGAAGAACAGCGCTATGATATTAGCCAACAATTGGATGATCTGATGGATGATATATTATCGACGATTCCCAACGCAAAACGCACAGATTTGGTGAAAAATAATATTCATAAAATGGTTCAACGCTTTAAACAATTGCGCAATACCTTTTCGGTGTTTGATAATAAAGGTCATGCGCTCATGCCCAAAGAAAACGGCGTCAATTACAAACCGTTGATTGAAAAAATAAAGAAACTTGAGCAAAAGTTATACTGGCTTCTGCCCGTGGTCACAAATGTGAAAAAAATATATTATTTGACTGCCGAGGAGGAGGATGAGGATGGCCCGCAGGGTGATGACGTGCTTAATCAAAGCTATCGTGATGTATTAAAAACCGAGCAAACTGTCTTTGACAATTATGAAAAAAATAACACGGCGAGTGATAACAATAAATATGCGATTTTACAAAAAGAAATAACGCCTTATCTCTGTCCTTTTCTGCCGCCTGCTCCTGCCGCACAGGTCTTGGCGAAAACCGAGGTGGGGACTGATCTGATGGGCATCGTGGATAATTATGGGAGCTTTCTCTCTGCGGCAAAAGGAGTGGACACGATGCGCTTGGTCTTACAAAAGAATAAGAATGTGGTTTATAGTAAACGTTTTGCGACGCAGAATTATATTGGGGGCACGACGGGCTTAGAATTGGTGAAAGTGCGCGGCGATAATCCTGGCATGAAACGCATTAAACTAACCGCGCCGGACACGATGTACATCAAATCAATGTTGATGTTGCCTGAACCGACGGTGCGATTTTCGCGCATAAATCTGAACACGGCGTCTATCTTTGATAAAGCGAATTTGAATTTGAACTTTTTGAATTATTGGCAGTTACTTACGAAAAAAGCTAAAGTGAATACGGTGACTATAAAGAATTCACATACGTACGAATCAGAGACGTTTTTGAAAAATATTAAACATTTTACCATGGACATAGCAAGCGCAGACTTAGCAAGCACTGACAAATACCAGGCCTTTTTAGAAACGGTTATTCCTCGAACACGATTTTTATTTAATTTAATCAAACCTTTTTTAAATGGAAAATTATCAGTAGTAGATATTTTGTCTTACTTGGAACCGTTCATGATCTATAATACGGATTTGACATATACCCAGTTCACTGAAATGAATCAATTTATTTTGGAGAAAATCACTGAGGAGAAGAAAAAATATATTATCAAAGCGAGAGAATATGGCAGCATGAAAGGCAGTACGCAAACATTCATGCCTTCTTTAATGACCCTCTTCAATTCACAACCGAAGATAAAAGAATCCATTTTAGACGCGTATGGTTTTACCGATACGATCATGCGCATGTCGAACACCGAATTCATGAAACGCATCATAGAGATTGACAAGGGGGTCTTGTTCAATACGTGTTTGGCGGTTCTCTCTAGCAATTTAATGATTGCGGATGGAACCCAAGATTTGACGAATGTGGATAACTATTTACATCAATTGGCAACGAACAAAAAATCTCGAAAACAAACGACGTCTGCGCCACTCATTGAGACACCACCACTCATCAAGTTGACGCCACCACTCATCGAGTTGACACCACCCCGGATCGAGACACCACCACTCATCGAGTTGACACCACCCCGGATCGAGACACCACCACGCATCGAGTTGACACCACCACGGATCGAGACACCACCACTCATCGAGACGCCTGAAGGAGGCGCAGGCACAGGCACAGGCACAGGCACAGCAGGCACACGCACAAGCGAAGCAGGCACACGGACAGAATGCTCAAAGATAAAGGCCATTGCGAAGCGTTATATTGAAAAGAATGAATTAACCGACGATAATAATAGCGTGCTTTATTTCGATAAGAAATATGATCCCACCCCGTACGCACTGGGTGTGAAATACAAGCCTTCTGGCGATTTATCCGAAGAGGAGAAGCTTGAGTACTATATAAATAAACTAACCACCGCAAATCCGAGTGCCGATGTACGCCGTGATGCGGCCGCAATCATGCGCGGCCATCGATTAGTCGAAGATGGCGATTATGCGATTTTAGAAACGCCAGAGGCAACTCTAGAGTATTATATCCGATATAACTCCTTATGGATGCGTGATACCAAGATTGATTCAAATACTTTTGCGGATAATTTGAAAATGTTTTGTAATTTAAATGAAAAATGTATTGAAGTAAAAAACACATGTTATGAGCAAACCACTGGCTCGGCGGAATTGAAAAAACACAATTTACAACTGCTCTTGGACGAATTTTCCGATAGTTTACACATCAGCAAAGATGATATTGTAAAAAATATCAAAGCTCAACTCCAAAGTGCCAATGAGCGAATCGATATTTTACGTAATCAGCGCACGACCGAAATATACAAATACGACCAGCTAAAACTCTCGATTGGGCAAACGATGGAAGAACGAGAGATTGTCCAATCGCCGAATGCCCAATTGTTGAATATTATTATGGGCCAATCGGATATGGGCAAACGCTATTCCGATATTATTAAATTTGCCAATGCGTTTATTCGAGATTCGAATGAATTTGAAGCCGAATCACCATATTGGCTATACTGTATTAAAACCAATACCAAATTATTACCCATGTTCATATATGAGCTCGCCGTTACCTTTATGAATAAAGGCAATTATGTGCGGAAGTTGGATGAAATATGCGCGAAGCAAGGTAAACTCAGCGACGACGGTGATAAATGGATTGACCAACATAGCGGCTACACGATAAAGATGATTGAATTGAATGCGGACGAAGAATATAACGAAGCGGGATTTAAAATAATTACGCGCGAGGTGATGGAGAGTGACGCGGGCGATGTTATACAGGCGGACACAGGCACAGGCACAGGCATGGAAACAAATGTAAAGAAATTTACTACCGTCGACGCGTTAAAAGTATACAATGTACTCGAAACGATGAGCAACAATATGGGCTTAAAGTTGGTGGAGAGTGATATCGAATTTATTGTACGCAATGTCTTGAAACAACTCAGCAACACCAGTGTTATACCGAGTAAAGTGATGTATGAGAAGTTAATGCTCAAAACGCAAACTAAATTGGATAGTTATGAGAATGCGTATAATTCTGTGCTCCTTTATTTGACCTTGGCGTATTTTTTCATTGTCGTCCAAACCAGTATTCCACAAATAAAAACCAAAAAGACGTTTCCCGGGTGTAAAAAATCTTTCAGCGGATTTCCACTGGATAGCGCAGATAATATGAAAGGGTTGAATTATGTCGCCTGTGTCGCGCACAAAATTAAAACGAATGCGGCTCAACCATGGGCAGCCATTTTTAATAAAAACGCCACGACCATCGGTAAACAACTGGAAATGAACATTACCAAATTTATCTTACCGACGGAAGAGATCCAACATAGATTAAAAGAGAAAAAACAATACCTGTTGGCTAATCCCGACGATAAGACGATTGCCGATGAACATAATGTCACTACGTGGACGAATTTCTTGCCCCCTTTGAAACGCCTTAAACTCACGAGCACCCAAGATCTCGGGGAGGTGTTTAAATCGCGCTTAACCGAGAGTCTGCGCAAAGGCAAGGCGGATCAACTGGAATTAATTTCCGAGCTCCAATCGAAAATGATGATGTTTTCATTTAATATTATCGAGCTGATTGAGCGGACGCTACAAGATGAACAAGTGCTTTTTAAAACTAGCAGCGGCGAGCCGTTTGTCGAAAATGCGTGTTGCGATTCGCTGGAAAGCAATACCCTGCTATATTTTATGAAAAAACAGCCCGAAATTGCGGCGTTGAATATCAAAGTGAGCCGTTTAAGTGATATTTATGACGACGCCAAACGGATCAGTAAAGCCGCAATTTTATTCGATTCGAATAATGTCAAGCGCATCATCAAAGACATGGAAAATACGTATTCGGAAGAGACCATCTATCGGGCGTTTATCGTGTATTGTAAATTTAATAGCCCGGTCGAATTGGACGACGATTTAAAAGCGATTTGTCCAACTAAACCCGACGAGTATGATCCAGCGGATACGTTGAGCGAAAGTATTCGAAAATTGAAAAGCAATGCGCGAAATTATTCGATGCGGTCTTTGACACAGTTATTAGATATAATTAATAACAAGAGTAAACAGCCGATTCAATTGGCGTTAAAAGACACGACTACGGTGGCGGCGCTGACCGAAATAATGAGTCGAATGGATACCGAAAATGTGCGGCCGAGCGTATTTCGAAAGGACTTTATGAATGTATTGGAGTCATTTGAAGTGGGCGCGCTGATGGAGGATACTCCGGAAATGCGGAAGCTGAAAAATGTACTGGCGCGTCTCAATGAAGACATGCAGGCGAACATTATTGATTTTGTCAAAAGGACCAATCCCGCACTGAGGTCTAATGTGCTGGACCAATTTCAACATGGAATCAGCACGATCACGCAGTTTAAAGAGACGGGCGATGACATGTTTATGAAGAAGACGGATGAAACGTGTTATAAAATGATTCAATTTATGAAAAATACTTTGCGGTCTTTGACGAGAGAATTTCCCAATATGATTCAGAATAAGGTAAATTATGTGAAGACCGCTATACCTGCCCATTGGAAGCTATCACAAAAACATCAAGAAGATGTGCGAGGTATTCTGAAAAAACATTATGATGGCCTAGGGCAATTTGCGGATGATACACAGATTCATTTGCTAATGAATAAATTTAGTAAAATGACCGAAGATATTGAACTGCTGGCACAAAATACGATATTTTATGCGCCGATTGAAATGGTTGATGCTTCCGCTGCTGCTGCTGCTGGCCCTGCTGCTGGCCCTGCTGCTGGCCCTGCTGCTTCAGCTGGTACTGCTAGTGCCTATAAATATTCCGCGTTTGATCTCGATTTAACTACTTATTTGTTTAAATTTTATTTCTTGACCATCTTTTCCGATTTAATATCACTTCAAGATGACACGGATGTTCTCCAAATGCCGCTAACGGAAATGGCCGATGAGCCGCTCAATGAATATATGTATTCAGATATGCGGTCCGGAAATAAAGACGATTTGGCATTAAAGATTGCGAATATCATTCTCTCTTTCACGACAATTATTGAAAAGGATAAAAGCGCGATCGACTATAACTATAAGAGTCTGATGGATTTGATTTTACGATCCAAGGAAAAGGAAAAAGACGAGATTACCGATTATTTAAAAAATATGACAGATGAAGAACGCGAAGTCGAAAAAATGTTCAAGGCCAATAAACTCGGCCGTTGGAATAAAGGTGAGCAAAAATCGCTCTTCACGTATGACGAGGCAACCTATGATCAAGAGCGCAGTGACATGGAAAAAATGGCATTGCGCGAAGCTCAACTGAATAAAAATAGTGTAGTGACTGACATGAATCGGGATATATTTGATTTAGATTTGATGGCCGCAGAAGCAGTAGACGCCGACGTGGAGCGAGACAACATGATCACCTATCTCGGCGAAAATGCGGATTTTGATGAATATGGTATGGACGGCGACGAGGAGGATTATTAATTATAAATAATAAAAACTGTAAAATGGCGCGACGGGATCGATCGGTTTACACAATTTCACATCGAGCGCATAGGTGAATATACGCGGACTTTGATAAATGATTCCATTATTCACGACGAGATTGTATTTTTTCTGGTGGGGAAAAACTTCAATATGCGTGATTTCAGCCGGCCAGACGGTACAATGCGGCACATTATCGATATAAATTGTCCCTTTATACCAGACAGGCGACGGCAGCAGTTTTATATTACGCATTATGCCTCCGCGCAATATCAGCATTGAGTAAATAATAATATATTTTTAAATTATATTATTATATAATGCAGCGGTTTGTAAGACATAATAAGATTACCGTGGCGATTATAATCTACTTGTGTCTTTTTGCGCTGCTCAATGTATTGAAGCCTGCTTTTTTATATAATATAGATGGCTCGTTGAGAGAATTTGGAATTGGGCTGCGCAAGAAAACAATCATACCCGTCTGGTTATTATCAGTCTTTTTAGCCATAGTCTCCTATTTAGCGGTTATGTACATTTGCACTATGTAGATACACTATTTAGAGCCAAAGGCTAGGTCCGGCTTAGGAATGGGCATTTGCTCGCGCGCCTTTAAAGCGTTCTCTTTCGCCTTGGCTTCATAATCATCAAACCGCTTCCGCATTTCCTCCGGCGATTTGTCGCAGCCCATATTCAAAATATAATTATAGCTGACAGAGGTCACTAAGAACCCGGTTAATAAATTCCAGACATATTCCGAGACGGTATCTTTCATATTGACGAAATACATGAGGCGGTTCATTTTATCATTGTCTGTCGTGTCTTCATTGTTTTTGGGAGGAAACTTCTTAAGAATGCCTTGCTGCTGTAATTTCTGCCAATCCGCCTTAAACTCCTCCGGATTTGTATGAATTTCATTTATCAAAAGCGATTTATCAGAAATAATATTATTTAGCGCTTGTGCCAGCGGCGGACTCGTTTTACTATCAGGTTCGGCAATGATCTCTTTCAAGAAGGCCGGCAGATCCATCATTTTCGCTACGCCGTAACCAATCGTATTAGAAAACGGTGCTAACCATCCGGGGAAGAGGATGAGAAACAATTGAAGCACTACGAAAATGAGCACCCACGGCACAATGGTTATGAGCAATATAGGCCCCCATTGTCTCACTCCGCACATGGATTCAGATAGCGTTAAATTGACGAAATATTCGCCGATGATGATGATCCCAATATAGATTATTTTAAACATCCATTTGTTCATGGGATTCATAAACCCGCCATCGGCTGGATTGAAAAGGGCCATGCCCGACAATATACTAAATATACAGTAGGCCGAGGTGATGACGAAAAAAAAAAGCATAGCCATGAACGGGTCCGGCAAATTATTGTCGCTCGCAATATTTACGATGCTCTTTATTGTGCTTGAATCAATCGGTAAAGAAGTCGACCCCATTTGTAATTATAATATATATTATTTTTACAAATATAAATGTATATGAGTGATCCGCCCAAGTTAATTGAACCTGGTGTCAAATACTTTTTAAGTGGAACGCTTAAAGAATGCCGTAAATTCAAAGATAATCATTTCAATGCTTTTTTTAATATATATATGCTCTGTATTTTCGTGGCGATTATTGGCGGATTTTTAATTTACCGCTATAAAGGCAAACTCACGCCGCTTGAAATAAGTATTAAAAATCGGAAAAAACAAGAATACATCATGAGTAAACTTCAACAATTGGCGCATTTGCGCAAATATCAGGATAATGATTTAATCACGACTTTGCCGCATTGGTAAGATTGAATGTAAAAATATACCCATATATATAAATGAGCCTGTTAGAATATTATGAACTTAAGGAAAAATATGAAAGTGATTTGGCCCGAAAGAAAAAGCGGATTAAAAACAAGGATCAGTTAAGCATGAAGGAGAAACGCGCCGAATTTAAGAAAATTATGCCCAAATGTGTCAAATGTAAGCAGCCCGGGGGTACGATTTTTGAAGAGAAAAACGGCACATTTAAAGCCGTGTGTGGCAGCCAGCCGCCGTGTAATTTAAATCTTGTTGTAAAAAGACAATTATTCGACAATGTGCGCGAATTGGAGCAGAAACAATTACACAAAATCGACAACTTGAAAATGCGCATCATTATGGTAAAACTGGATTATTTATTCGGCTTCTTCTCTGCGCCGGAAGAGGTGACGGAGCGGTTCAAGTCTTTAAAGAATGAGTTGTCTGAAGTCTCGGAAAATCAATTGCTCAATCAGAAAAAATACTATGACATTATTACAGGCATTCATCGCGAACCCATCTTGCTCGAGGCGGAGCAGCAACTGGGAACAGCGGTGAGTGAGCTCAAGAAACTCTATCAAGAGTACACTGCCGATCCAGGCCGGTCTACGGGATATTTAACCACTATGGCCGAAAAATATATTCGCGATATTAAGCCGTTAGTGGAGAAAATCCGCGAAATGAAATATGACTATTATACGATCGAAACGGACGATAAAACCAACACCCTACGTTTAGTCGCAGAGCCGTATCTTTATTCGAAATTTGAACAAGAGAGAAAATGAATGTATAAAAATGAATATATAATATATACATGTTTGCGAAGTATCTCTCCTTTAAAGTGTTTTTGGTGAGCTTATCGATCGGCTTGCTCTTTGCGTATTTATCTAGCCCGCCGCCCACCATCATCCATGTTTATCCGACACCCGAGAATGCCGATAAGATGGAATATATCGACAAAGCCAATAATTGCTTTAAATACAGCGCATCGGAGGTGAAATGCCCCGCCGACCGCAGTAAAATAAAGACGGTGCCAGTACAGAATTAATTAATTAATTAATTACGCTTTGAGGATTTTTTATATTATACACATATTATAAAAATGAAAGGAGTTCTGCGCTTACTTCATACAAATAATGGCCGCTACGCCATTTCATTTATATTAGGTTTGGGTTTAGCGAGTTTGTTTCGCAAAGTCTGTAATGATCGGAATTGTATGATATTTAAAGCCGCGCCAATAAGTGAAGTGACTAAAAATATTTACGCGCATGGCGATAAATGTTTTTCATTCAAAGAACAATCGGTTAAATGCGATCCGAATAATACGCAGAAAGTCCAGTTTTAATTTTAATGCGTAAACAAAATTCATTTTTAATGCCTGGAATATATTAAAAATGAACGCAATAGGAAGCATAGGCATCGCAAGCATAGGCATCGGCACGACCAGCATTGATTCCTTGCCTCTATCGCCACAAGCAGATTCGAATATCCGTCTAGACCTGTTTGAAAAAGGCGGCGCAAGTTCAAATATGAATGTCGCAAACCCCGCGCAACATCTACAGCAAGAGCGCGACAATGATCCAATGATAATGCAGAAGAACCTAAACCAGTTTGTAACGGGCCTACAGCAAGCCAGCGCGGCAGGCATGACGAGCTTACCTTCACGCGACATTCCGCAAAATCAGGACCATATCGTACAAGATGCGCAAATTAAACCGAATTATATTCCAGCGCCGGCGTACGCCGACCAACACGATTATATTCGCGATCATCAGACGAATGAGGCCATCCTTCGAGCGCAAGAAAAAAAACAAGAGAAAGGTGATCTATTAGATTCGATCTACGCCGATGTTCAAACGCCAGTGTTAATTGGCGTCTTATATTTCATCTTCCAATTGCCTGTAGTACGCAAACAGTTGTTTAATTTTTTGCCGATGCTGTTTAATAGAGACGGCAACCATAATCTCTCGGGCTATTTATTTACAAGCGGCGCATTTGCGCTGTGTTATTACCTTTTAACGAAAGGTATGCTATTTTTGGAGCGCTAGTAGCAGCACGCCTTTCGCCAAAGGCACATTGTACAATGGGCGTGCTAAAAATTCGGCCGTGGTTTCATTCGCATTCTCTCCATCGACCCATTCTAATTCAAACGTAAAGTTGAAGCCTAAGACTTCCTCCTCGATGAAATCTAAAATGAGTTGAAAGGTTACTTCGGGCTCATCCAAAATAGACAACGTATAATCGTTGCCTGTTTTATAATCATAAATATAAATTTCTTGTTTGTCGGATGATTTGTCGATAGATATATGCTCGGCATCGTCGCCGTCACATTCAATCACGGTGAGTTGGACTAGTTGAACATAGGATGGATCCGTATCCAAACAATGGTCAACTAATTTACAAATTCGGTTATCTTCTGTATCCTCATCATATACATTCTCTTCATAGTCAGAATTGTCATAGTCAGAATTGTCCGTCATTTTATTTGTTTGTTTGTGAAGTGGGTCTGTATGTAAATTAGAATTCAATTTTTTATATATATGCTTGAATTGGTACGCGTTTACAGAATTTTGGCGGATACCCTTGATTTAAACAATTTTCCAAGGAGTCAAACCCTTCTACATTTTTCCATAGGAGGAGGAGGAGGAGGAGAGCAGTAAATAGAAAGATATATATATGAAATGGACGCATATGAAATGGACGCATATGAAATGGACGCATATGAAATGGACGCATATATATATGAAATACATATAATTTAAAAAATATTCCAAAAATTCCGTCGACGTGTTTTCTTGTTTTTATAAGTTTTGTTTTTATAAGTTTTGTTTTTGTAAGCAGGCACACTTGGCATAGAGGTGGCACTTGGCATAGACATATACATAGACTTGGCACGCATAGACTTGCGTATGCGCATAGACTTGGCACGCATAGACTTGGCACGCATAGACTTGCGTATGCGCATAGACTTGGCACGCATAGGAATATATTTAAAAAACAATTCTTTATATTCAGGATTATCTGGATCATGTTTTAGTTCTTTATATTTTTGTGTTTTCTGAGCACGTATTTCATGAATTGTTAATTCTTTGCCATAACAGTTTATATTAAATCGTTTCAATAAGCCTTTTTGTTCTAAACGGTTATTTGCCATCACAGTGGTTAAATATTCCGCCATACATAAGATTCGATCATGATCATAATACGGCCGCCCCGAATAAATAAACGCAAATAAAAACAACATCATGGTTTCAATGGTCGCAATATTTACGGTTTTCTTATTTATTTGTATGCTGTTATAACTGTAGCAGCCTTTGGGTTTGTAAATGAAACAAATGATATCTTTATCAACCATAATTTGATAATGCTCTAAAATCACTTCATCATCCACGGCAGGTTTTCTATAAAACCGCACTTTTTTAAATCCGTTTTTTTCCAATTGTTCTTTCACGACTTTGGCGGCCGCATGCGGATCTTCCGCCAATACGTCGAAATCAGGCACATGCCGTAATTGTTTTTTCTGATCCGCCGCCATGTACCGACTATACAAACTGCTTGCGAAGCCGCCGATAAACACCAGCCCTTCATCAATCATCGTATCTTTCACCAAATTATAGAGCGAATCATTTAATTCGGGATTTCCAACAAAATCTCTCATGAAATTTATTTGAGAACATTTGGGGTTTTTATCCAGAGGATAATGTTTATTTAAAAGCAGTAGCCGTTTATATACCTTTTCCCAGCGGCTTACATCATTATCCGGGCGGGAGAGTTCATTATATAAATGTAAACGCAAATGGTTCGGGGCCGAATAGTATATCCCATTCACTTTTAACGCATCGTTCTGTAATATTTTATATAATTTATGGTCCATCTGCGTAATATCCACAAAAGGAATGAAATTTATAAATACTTTAAAGGTGCCTTTGTGAATGCTTGAGCGTACTTCGACTTCAGTGTAATCATTATAGGCGAATATATCCGCGAGGTTTTTCGCATCATTCATCGCGTGGGGCGAATAAAAATCGAAATCAGGTACTTCCGCATCCTTATCATAAAATTGTTCATGTTTGGGTAAAATATTATTGATCGCTGTGCCGCCGTAACAAACTAATTTTCTACGTTTTAAAAAATCTTCGACAATTTTAGTCATATTCGTTACATCGGCGGATTGAATAATTTTTCGTCCAACTTTATGTTCGGCTTTACCGACGGCTTCATGTAATAATGCGAGTTCTTGTTTTTCTAGCGTCTCGCTCGATTTAGCCATGTATATATATAAGGTGCTATAATATTCTATAAGGTGGTCGTTCGTTGTGAAGTCGGATCCGTATAAGATTGTTGTTGTAAAGTGGTACCAGGGTTTTGATTTTCAGGCGCCGTAATGATGGTTTCGATATACCTTAAATTGTCCGGGCGCAAGACGAACGCTGTCCCGGCGTTATCAAAATACTGCGTATAAAACTCGAGATTCGCGTCGAAATTTTGAAAAGACATGGCGGACATTTGACAACCATAGGCGAACGCTAAAGCCGACGAAAAATTGTCATTGGCGGCCGACAATTTCGGCAATACAATCGACATATTTCGACGATTATATTCGATTTGCTCGTCTTTATCGGGTGTATACAAGATATCATTATACCGTAAACTGCGCATAAATACCGAGTTGCTAGTTAAGTTGACATATTCATTTAAGAGCGTATCACTAAAACGCGGATTGGATTTATCTACTACAATCACGACTTTTTCCATTAAATCTTTCAGCGATTCGCTGCCAATATTTTCGCCGTAATTTTCATAGCTATATTTTTTCCCTAACAAACGATCGTTCAATGTATTGTATAACGCGCGGGCGATATCATCATGAATTGATTTGATCTGGCTTTTAATGCGCAAATGGAGGATTAAGGGATCTTTCGGGTTGGGACAAGCACTGCCATTGAACGCATTTAATGCGACAATTTCCATGGCGGACGCAAACGGAATACTATTGTAGGATTCTTTTACACTATAATCGTCCGTGGTCGAGACGGCCACGACCGGTTTACTATTAACTGAATAGATTTCGAAATCCAAGCACCGTGCGCCTTGGTAAATACAATTTTTAAGAGCACACGTGTTTACGAAATCGTTTTTAAAGCGGCCTGCCGAACAGCAATTATATGCGGATTTAATATAATAATCCCGTAAATTATATTTAAATGCGGGTAGCGTGGGATCAATATTGCTGAGTTGTGGAAAATTCGGATATAAGTCGGATAAATCGGAGCAATTGGTTTGATCCAGCCGCAGTTTAGTATAGCACCAGCCGAAAATAATTAGAAAGAGAAATACCATGATTAGGATCATGGCGGTTGTAACGCCGTCATAACCCGTTATGATATCACTTATTTTAAAACCCGCAATACTCATATTGCCCAACGTATTTGCTACAGTATTTGTTACGCTCTTTATAGTATTCGCGGTATTCGCAAGAACAGGAGCATTCGCAACAGGAGCACTCATAACTTATAATAAGCCTTTATTTTTTATATTTCGTATAAAAAATATATATAAGAGTATACATATACACAAATATATGCCCGGCGGATTATTAAACTTGATCTCTTATGGAAACCAAAACGTCATCTTGAACGGCAACCCTTCCAAGACACTGTTTAAATGTAAGTATGCTAAATACACGAATTTTGGGTTACAAAAATTTCGCATCGATTTCGATGGACTAAAAACCCTGCGCTTGAATGAATCATCCGTGTTTAATTTTAAAATACCCCGCAACGCCGAATTGTTGCTGGATACCTATTTAGTCGTAACTCTGCCGACGATTTGGAGTCCCATCCAGCCGCCCGTTTGTGGTGGGCAATGGCGGCCCTATGAATTCAAATGGATAAAAAATTTGGGCACGCAAATGATCAAAGAAGTGAAATTTACGGTCGGCGGCCAAATCATTCAAAAGTTCTCGGGGCAGTACCTACAGAATTTAGTCGAGCGCGATTTTGATGAAAATAAAAAACAAATGTATTATCGCATGACGGGACACGTGAAAGAACTGTATGATCCTGCGAATTCAGGCACGCGGGTGAATGTATATCCGAATGCGTATTATGCTGGCGCGGAATCCCAGCTCGGGCCTGAACCATCGATCCGCGGAAGGAAACTGTACATACCATTGAATATTTGGTTTACCTTGGCCGCGAAAATGGCGTTTCCTTTAGTGAGTGTTCAATATAATGAATTACGCATTGAAATTGAATTGCGGCCGGTCAATGAGCTCTACGTGGTGCGCGATGTAATGAGTGCCGATATGAATTACCAGCAAGCGAATCAAACCGAGACTTTATTTCAATTCTTTCGCTTTCTTCAGCCGCCGCCGAATGTGGAATTGGACTATACCAATGCCGATACGCGTACTAATTGGGCGGCCGATATCCACTTAATCGGAAATTATGCGTTTTTGTCCGAAGACGAAATGCAAATCTTTGCTGCGCAAGAACAACAGTATTTAATAAAAGAAGTATACGAGTATAAGTTTCCTAATGTGACGGGTTCAAAAAAAGTCTCGCTCGACAGTCTCAGCATGGTGGCGAATTGGATGTGGTTTTTTCAAAGAAGCGATACATATATGCGCAATGAGTGGACGAATTATACGAATTGGCCCTATGATTACTTGCCTTTCGATCTCCAATATCCATCCGTCCAAAATGGCTATAAGACCATTACATTACCCTGTGGCACTTATTCGCCCGCAATTGACCCGTCGGGTATTGGCTGTGATGTGGGCTTAAGCAATGTCAATTCGAATATTTATGTGACGGGCGAATATAGCCCAGGCAATCAGAAGGATATTATGCAGACGTGGGCTCTGCTCTTAGACGGCAAGTATCGAGAGAATGAATTTGATGCGGGTGTGTTTAATTATGTGGAGAAATATGCGCGCTCGGCCGGTAATTCACCGGATGGACTATACTGCTATAACTTTAATCTGAATACGTCGCCTTTTGATTTTCAGCCGAGCGGGGCGATTAACTTGAGCAAATTTAAAGAAATCCAATTCGAGTTTACGACGTATCAACCGCCCCTGGATCCGTCCGCCAACGTATTTACCATTTGTAACCAGGGGCAAGTGATTGGGGTGAATAAACCGACGTGGCGTATTTACGATTATAATTATGATCTGACAGTGTTTGAAGAGAGATATAATGTATTGACGTTTGTCTCGGGTAACGCATCGCTAATGTATGCGCGCTAAAGTATATGCGCGCTAATGTATATGCGCGCTAAAGTATATGCGCGCTAAAGTATATGCGCGCTAACGCTAAGTAAATAATAATAAAACGTTGATTGAATTATTATTATTATTATTATTTAATTCTGACCATAACCATAGCCCTGGGCTTGAGCTTGGGAGGCAGCTTTCGAGGCGGCTTGGGCAGCAGAGGCAGCTTGGGCAGCGGCTTGGGAGGCAGATTGCGCAGCATTGGCGGCCTTGGAGGCAGACAAGCCTCGCGCAGCTTGGGCGGCTCTAGTGGCAGCCTTGCTGGCGCGCTTGGCGGCAGTAGAGGCGACCTTGGCCTTGGACTTGGCTACACGCTTGGCCTTGGTATGGGCCTTAGTGTGGCGGGGTGATTTCCTGGCTGCTGAGCGCCGCTTAGGGGAGTTTTTTCGGGTTCGTCGTCCTGGCATTTATATATATATGTAACAAAAAAATATAAAAAGATGGGTTTTTTTGCTAAACTGTCGGATATAAACTTACCAGATTGTATCATTATTCCACCACATTCCATCCCCTTTTTTAATTCCGTAAATTGTTTTAAATAATTCTAATCTGGCTAAACAACAATTAACTCTATATTTTGCTAAAGGATGGGGATTTGTTTTCAATTGGGCCTTGATCGCTTTTTTGGAGATTTTTTGTTGAGCTTGAATTGCCATATTCAAATACAATTTCGCTAAATTCATTTTCTTGATTTTACTATTTTCGTTATTAATAATTTGGTTGTCGAGTAAATAGCCTTCGACTAAAGCCAGTCCCGAAATATCGGCTAAATCTTCGCCGATACTCATATCCGCATTAAAATCAATTCCATCGCGTTTCGCAAATGTTTCATATTGTTTTTTCACATCCGCAATTTTTTCGGCAAACTTTTTATGATCCGCCTCTGTCCACCAATTGTTCAAATTACCGTACGCATCATATTTGCTGCCATTGCTATCTAATGCGTGAGACAATTCATGTCCTAAAGTATAGCCGACATAAACTAAATTATATTCTAAACCGCGTTCTTCTAAATCAATAAAGGGTTTTTGTAAGTACGCGAGCGGTATGTATATTGAATTGCTATTCGGGCGGTAATACGCATTTACGGTGTAACATTGGGTGCCGACGAGTTTAAATACATTCCAATCAAATTCGGGAAGATCAATGACGGCTTTTCCTTCTAAAGCCACGGCTTTGGCGTGTTTCCAACGAATCAGCATGCCGACATTGACCAGGGGATCATTATCCACGTACTCGAAGAGCGGATCATACCGTAAATGGTCTGGTTTTCCAACCACGATGGTCAATTTGTGTAATTTGAGTAAAGCCGCTTTTTTCGTCGAAGGCGAGAGCCAGGTGTTTGTTTCAATCTTTTTTATATAGAGCTCTTTCAAGTCGCTTGATAAATGATTCACGTAATTCACGTACAGCGGGTTATAATTGTGTTCCACATATTGTTCGGACAAAAAAGTATTAAATAAGAGTGACAGGCCAAAAATCGGATAAATTTCCGAGGGCATTTGCGCCGTCTGCCCTTCTAAAAAATAATTATAAAAATTATAATGGATATGGCGCAACGAATCTTCAAACCGGATCATTTGTTTAAATTGAATGAATAACCAGAACGTGCGCCATTTCGGTGTATTCCATTTTTCTTTTAAAAGTTTTACTATACAGGCGAACCCATTGACGTTGCTGATAATGGTGTGTGCGGGGGTGGTTTTATAGCCGAGTTTTTTCGTGAAAGTCGGCCAATCAAACTCATGCGCGCTCTGTAGCTCGTGCGCGCTGACTTTATTATATAGGTCTTCCGAATTTTTATAGGTGCCGGTACAGCCCATGGCCATTAGTATTTCGTTTTCCACGTCCCAGATGTGTTGCGCGTGGTGGTCATGGAGCGCCGCCTTGTCATGGACCAGACACGCTTTAAACACTTCAGCAATATAACGGAAATATTCTCTCTTTACTTTGGCTTTATAATGTTTGGTTTCTGGATCGTCTGTCTCTAACGCAAAATAAATCATGACATCATATAGGCCTAATTGCCCGAAATTTAAATGACTAATGTATTGTTTTACATTCTTTTCGTCGGGCATCATGCTCCAGCGGATAGGCGCGCACCACGAAATTGTTTCATTCGCATTTATATTGGCCAACAGACCATACATATCGTTTTGCGCAACATACTGATCCAGCTCTTTAAAAATTGCGGTAACGTGTTTATACATGGTTGGTCGGGTGTCGTTTTTGAAAGAATTATACACATTTTTCAGTGCGATGGCTTTTTTCGAGGTGGGATTTTCCTTGATATAGGTTTTTACATAACCAATCAGTTTGTAATAGACTTCTTCTTGCTTGATGCGAAAATTATCGTATTGAACATAATACTTGTCTTCCGTGTCTTTGACTTTCATCCATTCTTCATTCGCATAGCTAAAATAATCGTTTTTAATTTGATGAACAACTTTAGATATATCTCGTTCTTGGAATTTATCGACCAGAAATTTCGTGTACCGTTTCTTATGTGTCTTTATATGTTTATATTTGGGCTGTTTTTTAAATTCAGCCGCAATTTCTTTAAAACGCGCAAGGTTAGCTGGATTTTTATAGAAATTACCCGCATAGGTGCTGTATTGCCCGGTTGAACAGATTTGCCCCATTTCGCTATCCGTTACACATTTTTTAGTGTCCTTCTTACGTCGGGTTTTCATTATATATTATTATATTTATTATTTTTCTCGAATATATATAATATGCCTCTTAAACTGAGCAGTGACATGTCAGCTGAAGAAACCCGAAATCGGGATAAAGCGAGAGAAAAGGCCAAGACTAAAAGTTGGAACAATGCCGAGAATTGGGCAAATTTTATTAAATCGATCATTTTTTATTTGATTGCCACGATATTGCTCGGCGTATATGGCGCCGGGTTTATTTTTCTCACATCACGCTCCGGCGAAGAGATGGCGCAAATGTTGCCGACTGACCCTGCTTTTTATGCACCGCGGGTTTGCGAACACGAAGTGCCCAATTCATTCAATACCGTCAACTGTACTAAAGTGTCGAACGGATTTTCGACGGAGACCATCGATAATTTTCCATACGATTATATAAATCCGAATGTACATAATATTGAACCCAAAAGCCGGGTGAATATTGTATTGAATTGGTTTGCGCAAATGTGTAAATCGAGTTTTCTACGGAATCGTATGTTGCTAAAAAGTTGGCTATCGATTTTTACCCCGAACACGCCGCTCGGCAATCAAACTTTTCAAATTTTTGTTGCGGCGCCTTTTACCGCGGTTTTCAGCTGGGTGTCTTTTTTTACGGGGTCGTTTTTTCCTCTGGGGGCGGCTTTTACCACTTGTTTCAAGTTTTCACTCTTTGGGATGTTCTTGGGCTGGACGTGGGGCATAGCGATGTTGATTGGGGGGGTCGTATTTATGCGTTTTGTAGCGACTTTGGCGCTGTTTCCCATGAGCCAAAATTGGAAAGAAGTCTCGGAAATATTCACGTGTAATGTGAAATCCTTAGTTATTTTATTCGGATTTTTCGTCTGCGGCTCGGCGTTTGATACCTTGGATCCAGATATTGCGAGTGTGATGGCATTGGTATATTTGTTATTAGTGGGCTATACCGTATATAAAATGTTTGCTAGTCGATTTTTATAGGTTGTTCGCGAATTATAATTTAAAAACAGAATGGGTAGATATATATAATGGGAAAAAAGAACAAAAAGGCAGCCTCCACCTCCACCTCCACAACCAGGCCGTTTGTGAGCATTTGTACGCCGACTTTTAACCGACGGCCATTTATTCCCTATATGATAAAATGTTTCGAACAGCAAGATTATCCCAAAGAATCGATGGAATGGATCATCATCGACGATGGAACCGATAAAATCGGCGACTTGGTCCAACACATTCCTCAAGTGAAATATTTCGCTTTTGAGAAAAAAATGTGTCTGGGCGAAAAACGCAATTTGATGCACGATAAAACCAAGGGTGAATTTTTAGTGTATATGGACGACGATGATTATTATCCGCCGCAACGGGTCTCTCATGCGGTAGACACGCTAATTAAAAACCCGCAGGCTTTATGCGCAGGCAGCAGCGAAATATACATTTATTTTAAACACATTCAAAAAATGTATCAGTTCGGGCCATATAAACCGACCCATTCAACTGCGGCGACGTTTGCGTTTCGGCGGAAATTGATCCACTTATCGCGATATGAAAATAATGCTGCGCTGGCTGAAGAAAAACATTTCTTGAAAAATTATACGATTCCGTTTGTCCAATTAGATCCCTTGAAATCAATCTTGGTGTTTTCACATGCGCATAATACGTTTGATAAAAAACGTTTATTAGAAGATATCAATCACGACTATACAAAAGAGTCCAACAAAACCGTAGACATGTTTATAAAAGAACCTGACATGCGGGATTTTTATTTAAATCAAATCGAAGAAGCCTTGAAAACATATGATGCGGGTCGGCCAAATATGAAGCCCGATGTTATTACGCAGATGGTCAAATTGGAAAAAGAACGCAAGACGCTAGCACAGCAGCAAAAAACTCAGCAGCAGCAACCTTCCATCACTTTCAAACAGGAAAACGGTCAATCACAGACCTTGACGATAGAACAAGTCGTGGGTATTTTACAACAGCAACAGGCGCAGATTATTCATTTGAATAAATTATTACAGGCGAGAGATGGAGAGATTAAAATTTTAAATGAAATAAAATTGTAATTTTTTTATGCTATTTTCTATGCTATAAGATGTCCGGCATTTCCAACATATTTTTGGTTGGATAATCTAAATAGCGTTTAAACCACGCGTTTCTCTCCTTCGGAGTTGGTTGGGCCGCGTATTGCTGATAATAATTTGGCGAAAGACTGCTGACAATTAACCGCCAGCGCTCAATGATGAATCGTTCAATGTTTTCCTTATTGTTATATATATATTCGCGGTCATCATCCGTTAATTTTTTGAAGAGTAATTCAAATGTTTCAAAATCGTAATATGTGTCGTCCATTACTAGAAAAAAATAAAATATGTTTATATATTTTTCTTATTTATATATATATTTCATAGGGCACATATTTCATAGGGCGCATTCGTGCTTGTGTCCATAATACCAATCATTTTTTTGACATTCAATGGAACAATACCGCACACTACCATTACACTGTCCACCGCATTTGCGAAGATGGCCGCAAAGGTAGCCGCACCAATCGCACAAAGGTGGTCGCGGTACAGGGATGTAGGTTTTTTTCTCGATGTATTTCATGGCATCTAGCCAGCCGTTGTGATAACCGCTTTTCCATTCTTCGACAAACTGAAAATGTAAATTGTCTTCCGCCGATTCTTCTTCTTCGTCGTCCGAGCTGCCTGATTCTTCGCCTGATTCTTCGTCCGAGCCTGATTCTTCGTCCGAGACTGATTCTTCGTCCGAGACTGATTCTTCGACTGATTCTTCGTCCGAGACTGATTCTTCGTCCGAGCTGCCTGATTCGTCTGATTCTTCTTCTGAGCTGCCTGATTCTTCTTCTTGTGCTGGATCATAATCTCCGTCAGCAGCAGATGAATCGCTGGTATAATCATAATCGTCCTCGTCAGCATAATATTCTACTTTTTGTTTTTTTCTAGCAGGGCCTTCTTCGGCATTTGTCTGAACGACTTTGTTACGTGTATCCATGATGTGTTTTGTTTTATGTCTTATACATACTCAATTAAATATAGTTCAATTTTTTACATATTGTGTAAAAGAATTTAAAGATTTTTACGCATAATATAATAAATAACAAATGGAAGAGGAAGCAGCAACTTCATACGAAATCTTCGATGAAGAACGCGTAACAAAACGCAAAAGAGGGTATCAGCGATATTTTCCATCAAACATTCAACAAACGTTGATTCGCAATGCCGTCACGGGCGAACTCTACACTTATACGGTGGGATCCCAGGCCGAAGCGAAATTATTCAAAATGGTGGATTCAACTGGCACTTGCGACTCGGACGGTTATGTTATCAAGGCGCGTGATTCTTTGCCAAATCCTAACCCCAACCATTTATATTATGATAGTCCAGAACAGGCTATGGCCAATTTAAATATTTCGCTTAACCCGGCATTTATTGAGCGCTGGCGGACGCGGAATGCGGCGGCGGCAACGGAACCAATAAATTTTGATTAAATATAAAAAGAACAATAGTGTTTTTTTATATTTTATATTTTGATATTTTAATTTTACGTCCTTTCAAATAGGCCGATAAATGAAAAAATATATGTTCGCAACATTCAATCTTATCATGGATTTGTATATCAGGCACAGCGGGTTTAAGCACCTCGATTGTTTTTAATCTCTCTTTTTCTAGAATTAGATCTTTCACCTTCTCGTATAACCCGTCATAATGAAACCCTTGGAAACGTTCGGTCTTATATATGGCAAATCCATTAAATGCCGAGATTACTTCAATACTACTTGTACTGGCACTTGTACTGGCACTTGTACTGGCACTTGTACTGGCACTTGTACTGGCACTTGTACTGTTACTATTCAACTTGGCCACAATACATTGCCGCATAATACAAGAGACTTGTGCCGAATGTTTACCAAAACCCCAACAGTGATGTTTAAAGTCGTCAAACATTAAAGCCCATATATCGTAATAATCGTCTCTATTAAAGGACATACAATCCCACTCCTCCTCCGCCGCCGCATTATTCAAATACTTATTGATGACCGCGAGGTCCCATTCATGCGCACAAACATTATCACTATCGATCATTATATGAAATGAAATATCCGACAATTCATTGTAAACAATATCCAAACAGGTATTTCTCGCTTTTGCGATGCGTACAGTCGTATACGGACTAGAATTTACGATCTTTCGCACAATCACCTTCGCGCTGTTTTGTTTTTGATACTCTTCCAAGATTTCTTCACTCTGGTCACTACAATTATCATACACAAATATCGCAATTACATTCAGATTCAGATTTGTCTTTAAACGGGAAATATTATGAAATATTTTGGGTAAATATAACTCGCAATTTTTAACACAAAAACAGAGCGCGATATTTTTTTGTAGCTGCTTCTGAAGGCGCGGAAAGAAGCCGAGCTCATTCAAGATGCGATCCTTCATTTGTTTTATAACGCCGATCCGTTGTGACCACCAATCTTCGGCTAAAGCTTGCTGAATAATTGTTAGAGCGGCAGAGGGGTCTTCTAAAGGCAAGCGCACAAACGCTTGTGGATCTATATACTCTTCTAAATTGGGACAGCCCCAATAAAAGCAGAGAGATTCGCACAAAATAGGTTCCCATATTTTCTCAGTCGCATAATTTCTTTCCCAATTATTTTCGGCGGCAAAACAATATTTGTAATTGGCATAGACGTTATATTTATTATCGTCGGGTACCATGCCTTTATAAGACGCATGATTGTGATAATTTTGACTGCCCCAGACCTCAATTATATTCTGAGTCTTTATAAACGCATTTCTTAAAATGTGGCCTTCATCCGCGTTTTTATAGCTACAAATGGTCGCAACCTTGTCGAGTTTATTCAGTGGAATGGATTTCCGCTGAAAGGGCCAATCAATTTGCCATTGAACATTATTTAAATGTGTTTTATGGGTAAATACTTTGAAAAACTTTTGCGGGTCAGGTATAGACCATTCTTCGCCCCAGGTTTTCACGCCCCACGGTTTGGTGGGATCTTTCACCCACGGCTCCATTTGAAACACGATGGTGCGTTTCGGCTCATAATACGCGTGCGGCGGCGGCTGATTAATAATGACATAATAATCGATGTTTTCATCTGTCCAGGTGATTTCCAGGTTTTTCCATTGGTAACCTTCAAAACACATATTAGACCATTCTTTACAGAGTTGTTCAGAAGAGCACCAGTTACAGAGGAGTTTTACCCTCGATGGCGGCAGTTCACATACCGAAAAAGAAATGTTTTCCCCAGGGGGGTACACCCCCCCAACCCCCCTTATATTTTCTTCCACCTTTCCCTCTATCGGGGGGTACACCCCCCCAACCCCCCTTATATTTTCCTCCACCTTTCCTGGCACATCCTCCTCATTAGGGGCCCCATCCCCCCTCATACCCTCCTCCACCTTATCCTCTATCGGGGGGCCAGGGGGGTGTACCCCCCTTTTGAGATAAATCCCATCCTTGAGTCCAAAGTATCTCGACTTGGTCAACTCGGTGATTTTATTTTTAAAAAAACCCAATGAATTAAACCCCACGCAGTGTGGATCTTGTAATGCCCGCGCCATATTGGTCTTCACCTCCGCACGTTGAAAAAAAGAATCGTTACCAATTTGATCGAGCTGGGGGTAAAACACAAATTGCTCTTCAAGCGATTGTATATTGCGAAAATCCAACGTCTTATAATTATATTGAATATCTGTATCGATTAACTTTCCGCTTTCATTCCATTCCGACAGCACCAATTGCGGTTGAACTTCTTGAATTGCCAACTCGGGTAGCAGTTTAAAGATATAATCTATACCGTGTTTTATTCCATGTTCAGCGATATACTTTAAGAGTTTTTGGGCGCCTTGCTTGTTAATGCTATACGCAAACGATCCACCCACAAAGTGCGCCTTATTTAAGGGCTCAACATTTAGCGTAGTTGTTGTGGCCGCCGTGTATTCATATATATGCTTCAATTCAGCGCGTTTTTTCGCAAACATGGAATAGCCCAGCAAAAGGAACTCGGCCGTTTTAAAAGTGGGCACTAAAGCATCATAGCGAGCTTGAAATCCTTCGACAAAATTACAATCATCTTCAAATATAACATAATGGGTCGTGGTAGCAGACTCTGCTACTAGCTGGCGCCAGAGGGTTAAATGACTCAGCGCACACGCAATGACGCCGGCGCGGCTCCCAAAATCGTTCCCGTCAAACAACGTTTTTAGTTCTGCGGTGGGTACCAACGTATTTCCGTCGATGGCTTCGAAAATATCATACTGTGACCAATTACACTTTTCGATCATTTCCGCTTTGCGGTCAGGTCGGCGTTTTAGATTGATGATTTTTATATGTTTAGCAGTGTTAAACTGCGTTTCTTCATTGAGTTGATACGCGTTTTTTACCGTGGCCGTGTTAATTTCGGCGGTCAACCGGCCAATATGGCGATGCGTAATGCGGTTGAAAAATGCGGTTTTATGATTGGCCGCCTGCCACCGATCCGCATAATCTCTCTCAAAAAATACATTGGGCGAATCGTAATTGCCCAAAGAGAGAATAGTTTCTACATCCACCATCGACGGACGAAAACTATAATGCGGCCAATAATGCGCATTCTGATAATGCGTAATGACTTCCGTCGGTTTATGATGATGAAGCACAATTTGCGGCAGTATGGATGGCAAATGCCCTTGACACAAATAATTCTCCACAGTCTCGGCGTAGTTGCGATTAAAGACAATTTGTTTAACGCCGTGCGCAGCCAGTTGTTTTAAAGCCGCTACGCTCTGCGTGACATAATCCATCGGGTGGTAAAATAAAAAATCATCTTCCAGGTGAATCCAGTAGGTGGGTTTCAGGGTCTGGAGTTTCTGCCAAATAATATTCATGCTCAGGCGATGGCCTTTTTCCTCAGGAGTTTTCATATAATACTCGAACCAACTGAAGCTATTTTTCATATCGCGGCGGTCTTCTTGGGAGGAATTGTCGTCAACGCAAAACCAGTGGGTGATCTGGTCTAGATCCGTCCAATGATTCAGGATTGAATTGACTGTTTCTTTAAATAGGTTTAGACGTTTACATGTTGTAATGGTGAGCAAGATGGTCGTGGGCGAGGGCGAGGTCGTGGGCGAGGTCGTGGGCAAGCGGTTGGCCGTCAATTGTGGACGGTTTTGCGCAAATAGTTTCTGCCATATTTCCAAGACGTGCTTGTTTTTGATTAGGTCCGGGTATCGAGCCAAGGTATCATCCACGATATAAAATAACTCGCAATCCGGTTCTCGCTCAATTATCTCTCTATAAAAGATCAGATTATTCATAATGACCTTACATTCCTGTTCGCCGACGAGTTTGTTCCGCAACAATTGTTTACAGCATTTGAATCCCGAGGCTTTATCACCGACATAAAATGCCGAGATGGCGTTGAAAAATTCTAACCGATCGCGATAGAAATGTTTATTAATAAATAATTTATGCTCCAAATTGCGGTTATAGTTTTGGAATTTATGATATAACGCATTCACCAGTACGTGTTGGCCGCTATGATATAAATGCTCGACGGCTAGAACGACGCCTTCAATGCGCTCATGATCACACTCGATCGTTTTTAACCAATACTTCACTGCTTCCAACATATTTCCTTGCTCGCTATAGATCGTGCCGATTTCCAAGGCGGAATAATATCGCTCCTGATTCCAATGCTGCGGGTCGGCCAAGACTTTTTTATACCACTCAATGGCTTCCGCCGATCCGGCGTCTTTAAAACTGCGGCCACAATAAAACGCATAGCGCCCCGCAAGCCCTTTATCAGGCAACTTCTGTTCCAACTCATACGCATTCTTCAAAATACACGCATCTTTATAATATTTGAGCGGATCTTGGCTGCGGCTACCCGAACGGCCCGACTCGATATAATAATCACCGGTGATGGTCTGGTCGGCATTGACGGGATCTATATTAGAGAGAAATTCATGTAAAACGCCTTTAAATTCCCACCGTTTCTGATTGTTTATTAACAAAGGCCGTACATACTCAAATCCTTGGCCAAATTTCAGCATGTAGCGATCCGCAGCACCACTCTTGGTCTCGGGCAACACGAAATTCCCGTGGATCTTGTCATCGGCATCAAAAATCAGTAAATAGTCGGATTTCTTATAGGCGGCTTCCAAAGCTTTGGTCCGATTATAGCCAAAATCTCTCCACTCATGCTCGACCAATTCGCCGGGGATACCCTTCGCTTGAAAATACTCTCGGATAATTTGCTGGGTATTATCGGTCGAGCCTGTATCCGAAATCACCCAATACGCAAACGGGATATATTTTAGTAAATTATCCAACGTCTCCACAATAACTGCGGACTCGTTTTTCACAATCATGTTCAAACATACTTTCATGAAATATATACACAAGCTCCTATTTATATATTTTATTTTATATTTTATATTTCCGCATCCGCATATGGCTCGATCAGATCGTGTTCTGAATAATTGTCGTCGTCAATGGTCTTACAATCTTGGTTGGTATATTTATCTATGTAGCGATAAATGCGGTTGATATCTAATTTGGTAATATCGCATGGTTCAAACATGCGATAAAGTTCTTCTTCGGTATGCTTATAGCGTAACGTTAAGAAAAAGGAGCAGGTATCCTTCTTGTCTAGGGATAATTTTTGACATAAATCTTGAATAAAGAGAGAATTGTTATATTCGGTACTATATTTGGTGAGTACTTTGGTAAAACGAATCTCGGGCACGGGCTTGCGCTGCGCTTGTAAATGCTGTACTGTCGGTAACTGCTGTACTGTCGGTAACTGTACTGTCGGTAAATGCTGTACTGTCGGTAACTGCTGCTGCGCTTGCGCATCGTGATATATTTTATTACAGTGAAACGTCTTGACCAGCGAACTCATCTCATTAAATTGCCAGATTTGTTTTTGAAATGTGATTCGATCAATATAATCCGCAAAACATATTTTATCTAAAATCGATGAATATAATGGTATATACACATTTTTCGGAAATTTGGTAATATTATCTATGACATTTTCGTGCCAGAGTAAACCGACAATCGTGCGATAAGTATCATTCATCAGATTATTATGTTCTGCCATGGCATAGGGTTTACTGAATAATTTATGCGTAATATCTTTCGTGTCTTCATTGTAGGTTTTAGGCTTGAACATGTCTTGAACAATGTCCGTGTTTAAAATGGCGGGATGATTCATATAAATCTGGTAAATCGCATTTAGTTTGCGTAAATCGCCTTGAATATAGCGCAATATATTTTGTATGCGCCCGACGTCTAAAGCGGGCATGACTGCTTTTATAATTTCAAAAATTTGATCAGGCGTAGGACTTTTTATTTCAAACACATTACAGACTTTCATCAAGTCCTTGATTTTTTTATCCACATGATAACTGCTTATACAAATAATCGGATTTAAAGACATTTCTTCTAATTTTTGTTTTTTCGTTTTCTTGGGCCGAATGATTTTTATAAGCGAATTAATGCCGCCTTTATCACCATTATTCATTCCATCAATTTCATCCATAATAATCGCAATCGACCGATTCTTCTTATTTAATAAACTCATGACGCTTTTATCGGACATGTTGGTCTTGGTTATCGTGTCGATAATGGTTTTATTGCGAATATCCCCTGCGTCATATTTGATGATATCATAATTAATTTCCTGTAAAAGCTTGGTGATGAATTCCGTCTTGCCGCTGCCGGGCGCACCATGAATGTATATACCGCGCTTGAAAGTTTGGTTATGTTTATTTGTTTCGAATTGTTCTAATATTTTTTTAATTGCTAACGCAGTTTTATCTCTCTTTAAAATCGTGTTAAAATCAATAGCATTCATATACTATTGATATTATTCTGATATTCTTTAAATATTTACACTCCGCATATAGTATCGACGTTTTCCGTGAGACCGTCCCAGGATAAATTACATGATTGCGCCCATTTGGCCTTGGTACAATTGCCGTTAGATCCACTCCATTGAGGCGCAGAAAAATCAATGATATTTGCGCATGAACTATTCCCTAAATTCTTGATGTTTCTACACATATTGTTACCCGACATATCCCAATAATCAGGACAATTCGCAATAACCGGTGGATAATCTGAACTGTATTTTTGTCGATATAGTCCAATGCCAATAATTGTCAGAGCGATGATTAAGACAATAATAAAAGTCGTCATGACTATACTTTGAAAAACCATATATATTACTGGTTGAAAATAAATTTATGTATATGTATCGAAATAAATTTCTGTATAAAATAAATTTCATTGAAATAAATTTCTGTACCGTTTATATATTATGACTACCGCAATCGCAAAAAGCAATGGCCGAGTAAACATTTTAGGACCCAACCTTGAAAATCGGTTTGCCATGACAGATCGTATCCCTTTAAACGTTAAACAAAACTCCTTTAGAGATGCGATGACCGGCAACTGGTACGATACGCAATTATCAGTCGCATTCTTTAGCGATGCGAATATACAAATTCTACAAAATGGTATTCGCGCGGGGGTCTATAATAAATCCAAGCAGCAATATGTGATTGCCGAACAAAACAACGATGAACTGAAAATTATTATGCGGAGTATTTTTCTTCAATATGCGAAGAATTTGCCTGAGAATATTCCCCAACAAATCAACGAGCTAAATGCGCAAGTCTTGATGTTTTCGATCAACCAAGTCTATGGCGAAGCCGATGGCTACATGAAATACAAGAGAGATGCCAGTACTTTAGTCGTGCCTTTAGCGATGCCTATTTTGGCGTATAGCAATGATAAACAATTGGAATTGAAGCCATGGTTTTAATGTTTATTTTCTCATTATATAATATAATGTCAAAAAGTATTTCTAATTTATTGAAAATATTAACTCCTACCAAAAAGAAGCAAGTTCGCGTTCATATAAGTCGAGAGAGCCAAGATTATCTGGATGGTTTAAAGATATCTCTGGGGATTTTCATTGATAATATAAATAAAACCGGTAAACCGCCGATTGATAAAAATAAAATCTTACAAGTTTTTGAAAATTTAACTCTTAATGTTTTCTCTAGATTATCATCTACCGGATTAACACTTAAAAAAAAAGGAGGTATGTCGCCCAATAAGCAAATAGTAGCCCGATCTACCTCGCCGCGACCTCAATCGGATAAATTATTTCTTAATCGTTGGGATTTTATGGCAATTGCTAATTTGATTATGGGTATTATGTTATTATGTATAGCTTATAATACTTTAGATGACCTAATGACCAAAGCATTAGGCGCTGAAAATGGAATTTATAATGTGGTGTCCGAATCATATGATGAAGGAATTATGAATATTATTCCTGGCATAATTGGTAAAATTGTTTCAGTGCTGACCGAACATATACAACAAGAACTGCCGTTGATGGTGCGTAATACCAAAGATCTCATTACTGCCAAATGCACATCCGAGGCTACATTAATATCAACTTTATTTAACAACGGAGTGATTATGAATTGTATAACTGATCATATGGAAGTAATTATAAAACAAAAACAGCTGGATATTAATACGGCAATTACAGGTATGACTACAAATATAAGTTCAGCCACTACTTTAATTACACCTGCAATCGGACTGGTTATTACATCGTCATTATATTTTTTATACCGGTTGCGCATTATTATTTCAGGCCGAAGAATTAACTCTAGAGAGACTCTTCGTATTGCACCCCAGCCAGTGATGAATAACTCTAGAGTTGTGATGACCGAAGAATATAAGAATAAGGGTTCTGCGATGGTACCATATCTTGTTGATTCTTCTGATTCAGATTCTTCACCATCTGGAGGACGCCGCCAAAAAACCCGTCGGTATAAAAAAAGACGCTCCACTAAGACCCGCCGCACTTAAAACATTTTTTATAATTTTTTATAACTTTTTCTTAATTATTTTGGTTTTTATTGTACGCGGCGTCAACCCTTTCACATATTCCGCGCGTAAAATAGCCAATTCGTTCAACCACAATTGTTTTTCTGCGGTAGCTTTTAATGTGGCTAAAGCCGCGAGTTTTTGATCTTTTTCATGAATAATTTTCGCAATATTTTCTTCTGTTACGCTATCCATCGGCAAGCGTACTAGATACTTGTAATCGTTGTCTTCGTCTACAACCGCATAATTCATGGCTTTTAAAATGGCGGATACTTCGGCGGTTTTCTTTTTGCGTAAGTCTAAAGTATCTTCTAGCACATCGGTAATAAAACGCGCCTTATTGGATAAGATTTGGGCTTCTTTCTCTAATTGCACAACCTGATAGGCTTTACGTTTTTTATAATATGCTAAACGTACGTCCATATACAGCGCAATGAGTTCTTCGACTTTTTCGAATTTCACCAATTTTTCATTTTCGTCAAAGACATGCATGTTGGTAATGCTGCGTGTCGTATAGAGTTTTAATAATTTTTCTAAAGCTGTACAACTTCCATGCTCTACAATCTCGGCTTTGAGTGAGGCAATAACGCCCGGCGCAAAGGTTATCGTAAAATCCACTTCAGTGTCGGTGCTCATATCCATGTAATCTTTAACCTGATTAACCGGTTTGCTTTTCTTTTCAATTGCCGGTGCTGGTGCTGGTGCCTGGGCTGATGCTTTGGTATCGATCAATTCTTCGATATATTTTTTATAATCATCGGTCCATGTGCCGACCGGTAATTCTGTAATCCGCACTTGTTTATCCGACAGAATTTCATAAACGCCTTTGATCAAATACTTGCTATCGGATAAAGCCGTGATCTGGCCTTTGAAACCTTGGTAATAGGGCAGGAGCGCTTGGGCTGGTGCCTCTGCTTGTGCTGGTGCCTCTGCTTGTGCTGGTGCCTCTGCTTGTGCTGTGCTGGCCTCTGCTTGTTGTTGTAATTGCGCCTGTACATAATCAATCAACTGAAGGGGATTGTAATTCAGAATATCCGTGCTGAAACCGGTGCCAATACCTTTACTCCCATTCACCAACAGCATCGGAATAATCGGCACATAATGCTTGGGCTCGAC